TTCTACTGGGATAAGGGCTTCCGTAACAGACAAGGATGTTATAACCGCAAGCGTAGGTGGAGTAAGTACAGGAAACCCAACGCTATATGTTAATTTTAACGGAGACAATACTCGCACCATATACGTAGATGTAATAGCAATCTGCATGAGGGATATCATTTAGACCCCTTGACAGGCACCACCAATATGTTACAATTATTGTAACATCAAAGTCACGTACCCGTGACTTTTTTTACATATTAAGGTAGAAAATGAGCAACGATTTAAAATGGATGCTTTCATCCGATCAGCAGTTCCCATATCAAGATGATAAGATGATAGCCCTATGGTTTAAGGTCATGAAATGGTTTAAGCCAGACGTTGTTGACTACCTTGGAGATACAGACGATCAGGCCTGTTATAGCAAATATACAGAAGGAAGATCCGCAGAGTTTTTAAACTATCATAAGAACGATAGCAAAGATCTTATTGTTCCGATGATGCGACATGAAGCAAAGGGCGCAAGAGATTTTTATGCAAAGACAAGAGAGATGCTTCCAGATGCACAACTTTTTTCAGCGCTAGGAAACCACGACATACGAGTATTTAATTACGTAGACGCAAAGCTTCCTGATTATATTACTGAAGTTACACCAGAGTCACTCTGGAGTTTAGACTCATTAGGATATGAGTATATCTATTATAATGAGTTGCCAAAGCGTCGATTTGGGGATATTCACGTTCACCATGGGCTTTCAATTGCAGCAGGTGGGGCAGTAAGAAAAGATATGGAAGACCTACAGGTTTCTCTTATTCGTGGACACTCACACAGAATTGCTTCACATATGGTAACATATGAACTTAGAAACGGTGGAGAAGGAGAAACCCTTCGTGGCTATGAGATTGGACATATGTGTGATGAAAAGAGCGATGGAATGAAGTATAGCCAGCACCATGATTGGCAAAAGGGATTTGCCGTTGCCCATATTGTAAATGATTATCCGCATATTCAAATGATTCATATTGCACCAGATTACTCTTGTGTAGTTGACGGGAAGGTCTTTACATTATAATGTGGTGTGGAAAATGTAAAGGCAGAGTTTTTGTAGATAGAGTATTTTCTCAAAAACTACATATGGAATTATTTTGTATCATGTGCGGCAAACGCTGGATGTGTAATAAAGAGACGAGTGCTTTCGGTAAATGGTTAGACAAAAGAGAAACCAAAAACTCAAAAAACTACGGTATTTCTTCTTAAACGATAAGATACACAAAGTTATTAAAGCATCCAGATCAAAGGATGAGATTGTCGCTTGGTGCTATCCAGATAAAAAAAGAGTTATGTATTCATACTCACAGGTTGAAAAGTATATGGGCAAGGCCTACGGAATAAAAGATGTTTCGGTATTATTAAATAAACATACTGTAACATTGCACGATTATATTTTAGAAGGGAAAATAAAGGCTCCTCAAAAGATATATCCTATAGGTGATCCAGAGAATAAGAACTGGTCTAAGTATATGTTTTGCGAGAAAGATATATTAGATCTGCACGAGTTTATATTAGATTCAGGACACTCTGGAAATGTTCCTTCAAAAACAGAGCTCCTGGGGCTTCTCAAACACAACATTATATTGTATACTAAGACAGACAGCGGGTTCATACCAGTTTGGAAGGCGGAATAATGGCAAGCAGCAGAATTGTAATTTGCCCAGTTTGCAATAAAGAATTAGAAGTCAGATCAGATTTTGCCCATATGACATTATCTAACCATACAAATAAGGAGCACAAGTGACAACGAGAGTTAAGGTGGACCTTTCGTTCACACGTAATTTAGGTAATTACGAAAGCATTAAAATTGGAGTAGGCATTGAAGATGATCTTCGAGACGGAGAGAATGTAGATGCTGCTACCGAAAGAGTATATAAGTTTGTTGAAGACAAGCTTATTGAAAAAACTCGTGAGGTGGAAGAAGAATTAAAACGTGGCAAATGAGAAAGAGCCATACGTACTAATTGGACTATACCTTTCGCTTTACAAAGAGAAATACAACAAGTCTCTTACAGTAAATAAGTTTAGAGAGAAGTGGGCAATGAATGATGTTATTGAGAGTGTTGGTTTTCAACGTGCTCAAGAACTTTTAATATACTATTTTTCTACCAACAAGACAGGCCACCCATTAAATTTTTTCTATAACAATTTTGATAGAATAGATGCTTTGAATAAAGAAATTAAAAAAGACAAGTTTAACCGTAGCATTCTATTGAATGAGACTAAGAAGATGGTGGAGGGCGAAGAGTGAATACAGAAGCAACATTAATCTCTGCTGTATGTAAGAATAAAGATATCAGCACACTATTGGCAGACAATGTTGACGACCTGTTTACATCACATAGAGATATTTGGGAAAGCCTAAAGTCTTACTATTATAAGTTTAAAGCAGTTCCAGAAGCTGGCGTTCTTATGGAACGACATAAAGATTTTGAGCCAGTTGAGGCAAAGGCAGAGACAGGCTACTACTTAGACATACTTAAGAATGAGTTTATTTCAAATAAGCTTAAGACAATTATTATGCGTGGAGGATCTGCTCTTAAAGAAGATGCAGCATCTAGGGTTCTTGCACAAATGCAAAGTGATCTTGCTAATTTAAGTCGATACACAAACAACGTAAGAGACTTAGATGTTGTTGATGTTGAAAACGCAGCACGGCATTATCAAGCAGTTAAAGAACGTTCATCTGTAATGGGTGGAGCACCAGGAATCCTAACGGGGTTCGATGCAATTGATAAAGCTTATCCAACAGGAATGGCTCCAGGACATTTAATTGTTGCAATCGGATGGCCAGGAAAAGGAAAGACTTGGTTTACCGCTTATCTTGCATGCAAAGCATGGGAGCAAGGCTTTAAGCCAATGATTGTCTCTCTTGAAATGTCACCAGAAAATATGCGTGACCGTATCTTTACAATGCTAGGCTCTGGAATATTTAAAGCAAGTGATCTGTCAAAAGGTGATATCAACATTGATGATTTCCGTAACTGGGGAAACAAGAAGTTTGAGGGAAAAAATAGTTTTGTTCTCATCTCAAATGAAGGTGCATCAGAAGTTACTCCTGCAACTATTCAAGGCAAGATAGATCAACACAAGCCAGACCTAGTTATCCTAGATTATCATCAGCTGTTTAATGATAACAAGCGTTCTAACTCTGAAGTAGAAAGAAATAGAAACGTTTCTCGTGAGTTTAAGATGCTTGCAGTATCAAACAACATTCCAATTATTGATATTACTGCTGCAACGGCAGACGATATCTCTGATCAAGATAATCCGCCCATGATGAGCCAAGTTGCTTGGTCAAAGGCAATTGAGTATGATGCTGATATGGCTTTGGCTGTTCACAGATACCCACAAACTAATATGATTGAGATTGTCTCTCGAAAGAATAGACACGGTCACGATTTTAATTTCTATCTAGACTGGGATATCAACCGTGGTATCGTCAAGGAAATTTACGAGAATCCATTCCAACAGAGTGAATCACAAACAGATAAAACGATTCCAAGTAAGGGTTGAGTTTGCTGACGATGCTGGAATACCTAGGCTAAGGTACCAGTACGAAAGTATGCTTACTCATGACATGAGAAGTAAAGGCTATGTAAGAGTGCTTGACATAGATACTAATTTTTCGGTACAATTTGACGGACAAACGTGGGTGTTCCTAATGACACTTTACGGAGTATATGTAGGAAAGAAGCAGGCATGGCTATCAGAGGGCATAACGCAAGGAAAGTTAATTCCACGCAGTATGCGCCGAACCATATCAAGTCAATAGTTAAATCTTTAGGCTTAGATATTGTGGCGGAACCAGGTAATGAGGTTATGTTTTACTGCCCATTTCATTTTAATAGACACACAGCAAGTTGTTGCATAAATAAATCTACAGGTGTTTGGCTATGCTTTAATCCATCTTGTGGAGAGTCTGGAACATTAGTAGAGCTAGTTAGACGTGTATTACACAAGAATGATTTTGAGGCTATTAGGTTTATAGCATCTCAAGAAAAAGAAGTATTAAATAACTTTGATGAAATTATGGCTGGCATATTTGAAGACAAGCCAGACTTTGAAGAGTTTTCAAAAGATACATTAAAGGAATTATATAATGGATTAGTTAAGTCTGAAAAGGCTAGGGACTATTTTAAATCAAGAAAGATAGATACGTCTTCAATGACACATTTCTCTTTAGGTTATTCTGAAAAGCAAAATATGGTTACCGTCCCAGTTCACAGCCCAGACGGTATTCCTATCGGAGTTGTTGGAAGATCAATTGAAGGTAAGTCTTTTAAAAATAGCACTAACCTTCCTAAGAGCAAGACATTGTTTAATGTTCACCGTGCCAAACGAATTGGCAGCCATGTTATAGTTGTAGAGTCTAGCTTTGATGCAATACGTGTGCACCAAGCGGGTTTCCCAAATGTTGTCGCAACACTTGGAGGATTCTTATCAACCGAGCAACACGGTATACTAAATAGATATTTTAATAAAATAACAATAATGACTGACGCAGATTTGGCTGGCAGGGAATTAGGCCTAAGCATAGCCAATAGATTAAAAAATAAAGACCTCTTGTGGGCTTCGCATGAATATGGTAAGATATACCCACACGATGCAAAAGATGCAGGCGATATGACCGATGAGGAAATTAAAGCTTGTGTTGTAAACGCAGTATCTGATATAGAATACAGATCCTGGGCTTAATGCTATAATAGTAATACAGATGGATTTATACCATCAACTACATACAAGGAGAACAATATGGGAATCGTTAAGGGTTTAAAAGGATTAAATCAAGTAATGGACAAGCCGCAAGCTTCAAGCGGAGATGGAACTAAAGGTCGCTGGGTAAAACTAGAAGATGGTGAGAGCGTAAAGATTCGCTTCTTGCAGGAACTAGATCCAGATTCACCAACATACAATGAAAAGCTAGGTCTAGGATTTATTGCCGTAGAGCATACTAATCCAAAAGATTACCGTCGCAAGGCACTATGCTCAATGGATGACCAAGGAAAGTGCTATGGTTGCGAACAACACCGCAAGGACTACAAGGCAGGATGGAAGGGTCGTTCACGACTTTACATTAATGTTCTTGTTGACGACGGCAAGGAAGACCCATACGTTGGAATTCTTTCACAGGGTTCAAGCGGAAAGACAGTAACTCCTACTCTTATTGAGTATGCAGGCGAAATGGGAAGCATTAGTAATTTAATGTGGCGCATCAAGCGAACTGGCACAAAGACAGATACAAGTTATACAATTATTCCACTTGCTAAGGATGAAACACCATTCGATTCAAGTTCTCTTGAGCTTTTCAAGCTTGAAGAGACAGCCGTACGTGATATGCCATACACAGAGCAAGAGTCATTTTTTGCTGGTGAAAATACTCACGGCGAAGAGTCTTCTGCTTCTAGCAGCGTAGACTGGTAACAGGTTAAGAAGGCGGAGAATTAAGTTGAATTTTACACATTTGCATGTGCATTCTTTCTATTCATTAATGGATGGGCTTAATTCTCCTGCCGAACTTGTTAAAGCAGCAAAAGAGGCTGGTCAAACAGCAATTGCAATAACAGATCACGGAACATTATCTTCACATCGTGAAATGCAAATTGCATGTAAGGATCAGGGTATAAAGCCGATCCTTGGAGTAGAAGCGTATATATCACCAACAGATAGATTTGATCGCTCTTCTAAAACAGATAAATCAATTCAAGCGTATAATCATATTATTTTACTTGCAAAAAATAAAAAGGGTCTAGAAAATATTAATACATTGCAAGAGCTGGCTTGGAACGAAGGGTTCTATCATAAACCACGTATTGACAGGGAGATTTTAAATGATTATAGCGAAGGTGTTATCGTTCTCAGCGGATGTCTTAATGGACTCATTAGTAAGGCTATCGATAAAGGTAACATGGAGGAAGCAGAACTTCTTCTCAAAGGCTTTAAACAAACTTTCGGACAAGATTTTTACGTGGAAGTGCAATCACATAACCCTGTGGAGATCAACTCTGCCCTTCTAGAATTAGCAGACAAACTTAAAATTAAGGCGGTGGCAACAGGTGATGCTCACTTTGCCAAAGAAGAAGATAGAGTATTAGAAGAGGCCATGCTCATATTATCAACATCCCCTAAGATGGATAAGGATGCTGACTTTGATATGTCCAGAAATATTAAAGATATTAATGATAGATTAAACTATCTATATCCAGATAGAAGAATATCTTTCCAAGATTACAATCTATTTATTCAGACTCGTGAAGAAATTCAGGCTGATTTTGTTAAGGCTGGATTTACCAGAACAGATATATACGAGAATACGATGGAAATTGCTGATAAAATAGGAGAGTATGACTTTAATCAGGGCCTAGACCTCCTACCAGTCCCTAAGACTGATGCCGATGAAAGACTAAGGGAACTGTCTCAAAAGGGCTTAGAGAGGCTTCAGAAGGCTTCAGATGATATCTATAAGGCTCGCCTTGAGGAAGAGCTTGGGGTTATTGCATCAAAGAATTTTGCCTCATATTTCTTGGTAGTAGCAGATATGATTAACTGGGCTAAAGATAATGATATTAGGGTGGGCCCAGGCCGTGGCTCTGCAGCAGGCTCTCTGGTCTGCTATGCCCTAGGAATTACAGATGTTGATCCAATTAAATATGACCTTTTGTTTTTTCGATTTATTAATCCTGAGCGTAATGACTTTCCAGATATTGATACAGATTTTGAAGACCGCCGAAGAAAAGAAGTTAAGGATTATTTAAAGAAAAAATTTAAACACGTTGCTTCTATATCAACATATACTTATTTTAAAGATAAGGGCGTTGTCCGTGATGCTGCTCGTGTGTTTATGGTTCCTCTCCAAGAAGTAAACCGTGCATTAAAGCCAGTAGATACATTTGAAGACTTTATTGATTCTCCAAATACAAAAGAATTTAGAACACGATACCCAGAAGTTGTTTGGTTAGCAGAAAGATTGCGTGGTCGTATTCGTTCTGTTGGTGTACACGCCGCTGGAGTTGTTGTTGCTAAAGATGATATTAGAAAATATGCACCTGTTGAATCTCGTGAAGATGCACAGGATAAAGTTTCAGGAAGAATTCCAGTGGTCGCATACGATATGGACACTGTTGCCGATATCGGTCTTATCAAGTTAGATGCACTGGGTCTTAAGACTTTATCTGTAATGTCAGACACAATTAAATCTATTAAAGAAAGAACTGGCAAGGACATAAACCTTTCAGGCCTTCCTATGGATGATCCAAAAGTTTATAAGATGCTAAGCGATGGATACACTAAAGGTGTATTTCAAGCTGAAGCAACTCCATACACAAACCTTCTTATTAAAATGGGTGTAGACAAGTTTGAAGATCTTGCTGCATCGAACGCATTGGTTCGTCCAGGTGCAATGAATACAGTGGGTGCCTCATACATTAAGCGTAAACACGGAGATGAAGCCGTACAGTTTATTCACCCAATTATGAAGCCGTTTACCGAGAACACATATGGTGTTATTATATATCAAGAGCAGGTTATGCAAGCTTGCGTCCACCTAGGTGGTATGTCTTGGTCAGAGGCTGATAAGGTCCGCAAGATTATTGGAAAGAAAAAAGATGCAAAAGAATTCGACCAGTTCAAGGATCGCTTTATTGATGGGGCTTCAAAGCACATTTCTAAGAAGCAAGCCGAAACGCTCTGGCATACTTTTGAGGCTCACGCTGGTTATTCTTTTAACCGTTCCCACGCTGTTGCTTATTCTATGTTGTCTTATTACGCTGCTTGGCTTAAGACTTATTACCCTCTTGAGTTTATGTTTTCAATTCTTAAGAATGAAAATGATAAAGATGCGAGAACAGAATATTTAATTGAGTCTAAGCGACTAGGTCTGCGTGTATCTCTTCCGCACATTAATGAGTCTGACATTTATTTCTCATTACAAAAAGATAGAATTGTATTTGGCCTAGCTGAAGTTAAATTTATTTCAGACAGCATTGCTAATAAAATTATTGATCAAAGACCATTTAAAGATTACGCTGACTTCATTGACAAAGCTTCAAAGAAAGGTAGTGGAATCAATAGCCGTGCTATTGCGGCATTAAATGCAATTGGCGGTGCGGCATTTGATGATAACCCTAGAACAGGTAATGAAAAAGATAGTTACTATGAATACCTAGGTATACCTACATTTAACCTAGAAGGAATACCTCCAAGAATTAAAGCGCAAGCAAGACCAATTGAAGACTTTGAGGACCTAGGTTCGTTTGTAATGTTTGGAATGGTAAAGTCAATTAAGCGTGGAAACGGATGGGCTAGAGTAGAGCTGGTAGATGAAACAGGATCAATCGGACTGTTTCATACAGAACAAACTCAAATTGAAACTAATCAGATGTATTTCATTCTTGTAGGAGATAATCGTATTGCAAGATACATTAAGGTAAGCGATATAGACCCAAAGGGTGGTGATATATTTGTTGACTATCTTTACAGAAAAGAATATGATCTTGAAGAGGATGAGTATACTGTAATTAACTTTACTCCGTATGTTACCAAGGCGGGTAAAACAATGAGCCACATTGTGCTTTCTAATAGCAATAAAGAACTAACAAGAGTTATTGCTTTCCCAACAATGTATAAGATGTCCTTAGCAAGAATGCGTGAAGGAATGAAATGTAAGGTTGTTCTATCTACTTTAGATGATGGAACTTTAATGGTAAAGGAAATAAAATGACAGAAGAAACAAATGCACAGGATATCTTAGGAGCAATGAATGCAACAAGAGTTCTTGTTTCTGTGCTAGAAACAATTAAAAGTGTTGAGGTTCCAGTAGACACATTTGTAAATTTAAATGCAGAAAACCGTGAGTTAAATATTGACTACGATGGAGAAAAAAGAGTATTTAATTTTTCATTAAAGGCAGAAGAAAATAATGAGTAGCGATAGCGTATTAACAGAGTACGGCCTTGATGCGTTTTCTGCAATTCTACACGAAACAGCAATTGAAAAAGGATTCTGGCCCCATGAAATAGATACCAATATTGTATGCACAAAGCTGGCACTAATACATTCAGAAGTAACAGAGGTATTAGAAGCTATTAGAAAAAATAAGCCTAGTGCAGAAATTGTAGAAGAAATTGCAGATGTATTAATTAGAACGCTAGACCTATATGCAGGATTAAGAAATCATGAATGGGTAACAGAAAGCCTTGATGAAATTTTAGAAAACAAATTTAATATAAATAAAGACAGACCACCTCTTCACGGCAATCGGTTTTAATGATATACTATAAAAAAGAAAGAGTATAAATGACAATAGAAATAGATAGTATCTTAGCTAAGCTAGATCCTAAAACAAGAGCAAGAGTTCAGTCTGCACAAGACGTTCAGGTTGAAAAACAAATAACGCCAAGTATTGGGTTAAATTTTGCATTGCGTGGTGGGCTAGGCTATGGCAGGCAAGTTCTTGTATGGGGAAACAAATCTGCTGGAAAGTCTTCTTTCTGTTTGCAGATGATTGCTCTTGCACAAAAAGAGGGAAAGACTTGTGCTTGGATTGATGCAGAGGCCTCATACGATCAATCTTGGGCAGAGCAACTGGGTGTAGATTCTTCTTCTCTTATTTATTCTCCAGCAAAAACTGTAAATGATATGGTTGATGTTGCTACTAAGTTGATGGATGCAGGTGTTGATTTAATTGTAGTAGATTCAATCTCAGCATTGCTTCCAGCTATTTATTTTGAAAAAGACGGAAATGAAATGAAAGATTTGCAAGATACAAAGCAAATCGGCGCTGAAGCAAAGGATATGACCCACGCAGTCAAAATGTTAAACTATGCAAACAAAAACACATTACTTGTTCTCATCTCACAACAACGAAATCAGTTTGGATCTATGCATGCTAGTCACATCCCCACAGGTGGCATGGCAGTCAAGTTCTTTTCTTCCACGGTCATTAAGCTCTGGTCGTCTGAGGCTGAGGCGAATGCTATTAAAGCTGGGGTTAAAGTTGGCGACAAGATCATTGAGCAAAGAGTCGGAAGGCCAGTTAACTGGATTATTGATTACAACAAACTCGGCCCCCCAAATCTATCGGGACAATATGATTTTTATTACCAAGGGGGAACTCTTGGTGTAGATAGTGTTGGAGAAACTTTAGATGTTGCAGAAATGTGTGGCATAGTAGAAAAGGGTGGAGCATGGTATACGGTAAATGGAGAACGTTTTCAAGGACGTGCAAAGGCTGTAGCATATTTAAAAGAAAATCCAGATGTTGTAGACAGCTTAATCGGAGAGATAAATGCCAAGCATTGATGAATTTCTTAATAAGCCAGAAAAAATATTTTCTCCAGAACTTGAAAAGCTAGGCGGAGTTAAGCCATGCAGCAAGTGTGACAAGGATTCAGAAGAATATTTTTGGGATGCGGTTAATATGACCATATCTTGGGAATGTCCAGATGGACATAAGAATTCATTTACGGTTCAGTAATGTCAGAAAGATCAGAAGTAAAACGTGATGGTGCTAAGGCTCAAAAAAATAGTGGCCGTGGTGATTATCAAAAAGGTGATGCCAAGTGGAATCAGTTCCTTGTGGACTACAAAGAAGCAAAAGCATCATTTAATTTAAATAAAGATGTATGGGCTAAAATCTGTACAGATACTTTTAAGGTAAGCAGGAATATGCACCCTGCCCTTAAAATTATTATCGGTGAGGATTCCAAGGTTCGTCTTGGAATCATTGAGTGGTCAGTCTTAGAAGACTTGATCGCATTCTGGGAGGAAAATAATAATGGCTAATCCAACAATTACAATCGTTGGTCGTGTAGGGCAAGATCCAGTTAAGCTTAACGGAGGCGGAGTTAGACTACGTATTGTATCTAATGACCGTGTGAAAAACGATTCAACTGGCAACTGGGATGATAAAGATACATCTTGGTGGACGGTTAAGGCGTGGAAGAGTTTGGCGGAACAGAGTATTGCTACTCTTAAGAAAGGCCAGGAAGTAGTTATAGTGGGTAAGATTTATGAAGAGACCTGGAAAGATAAAGAAGGCAATAGCCGAACATCTTATGACGTTAATGCAGACACAATTGCAGTAACAACATGGTCTCTATCAAAGAAAGAGTCTGCCCCAGCGTTCGATAACTCCTGGTCAGCCCCTTCTAAATGGGACATTACAGAAGTAGAAGTTCCATTCTAATGAGCGCTTTTCTAATGGGGTTAATGGTTGGGTTTGTAATTGGATACCCTGTAGGTCTATTTCTAGACAAGTGGGATAAAAGGATAAAGAATGGCTGAAGATAAAAATACTCTTGAGCTAATTAGCGATATCACAGAGTTTAATGATCTGCATGAGTTCATGAAAGATGAACACTTAGACAGGGCCCTTTCAATTGTGGTAAAATTGTTAATGAATCCTGATGTTCCATCAGCAAAAGCACCGCATTTAATTATGGAGCTTCAGGCAATGTCAACAAAGTTTGCAGTGCTTGCATCTGTATATTCTACAATTGCTAAGGACAAAGCGGGAACAGTAAACAATAATAAAAAGAATATATATTATTCTGTAAAAGAGTCCATAGACAAGTTAGTAGATGCGCTTAAATATGTTGTGAGGTATAACTCCTAAATGGGTAGAGATATAGTAAAGAATCTAAAGTTTAAAAAGCACACTGGCAAGTTTTTTGATCCAGAATTATTTGCCCAGTTGCTTGATGAGTCATATAGAAATACTAAACGTGCAGACGGAGAGATGACAAAGAAATCATTTAGCCCAAGCTCGCTTGGCTATGGACACGGAACATGCCCAAGGTATTGGTATATGGCTTTCTCTGGCGCAATGTTTATTGATGATAACGATGCGGTTGCTGTTGCTAATATGGCACAAGGCACACAGGCACACGAAAGACTTCAAAAACTTATTGCGTCTATGCCACAGTTTAAGGCAGAAGAAGAAGAGATTATTAACGAGTATCCACCAATTAGAGGATTCATAGACCTTATTATGGAGTACGATGGTGAAACCGTGATCGGTGAAATCAAGACGGCTAAACAAGAAGTGTGGGATACAAGGCAGTCCGAGATGAAGCCTACCGCTAATCATATGCTTCAGCTATTAACATACATGAAGCTTAAGAATGCTAAAGAAGGATTCTTTTTATACGAGAACAAGAACACTCAAGAGATCCTTGTTATACCAATTTCAATGAATGAAAGAAACACTAAGATAATTGAAGATACCTTTACTTGGATGTGTGAAGTTTGGGATAACTTTAAAGATGGTGACCTTCCAATGCGCCCCGCAGGTGCTTCAAAATCAAAGATGCCTTGCACATATTGCCCAGTTAAAAAAGAATGCTATTCAAAAGAAACACCTTTAGGTACTGTTCAAATTGAAAAGTTTGAGGTTCCTCTTGTATGATTTGCGAAAACAAAGAGTGTAAGAAAAAGTTTACACCCAAGACGCATAATCAAAAGTATTGCAAGGATGAGTGTTGTAGAATTGCGACTAATAAAAGAATCATGGAAAAGTATTATGAGAAAAAAGCAATTAAAAATGGGGCTGAAAGGCTTTGCAAGAAATGCAATATACAATTAAGCAGGTATAATAAGAATAACATATGCTCATCTTGTGAAAAGAATATCAATACTGGAAATGTTGAGTCTATTATAAAGAGGATAAATGACGTTAGCTAGTTTAAAAAAAATACAAGCCAATAGGGTGTTGGGAATAGACGCATCCACCAACTCTATTGCTTTTTGCCTTATGGAAAATGATATTCCTTTGAAGTGGGGAAAGATAGATTTAGTCGGGCAGGATATTTATGAGAAAATATATAACGCCAAACTAAGAATGAATATGATGCTTGAAGAATTAAAAAGTGATTATATTGCGGTAGAAGGTGCCATACTTGTCAGATCACCCGATGCTGTGATAAAATTGTCTTATGTCTATGGAGTTGTTATTGCTGAGCTTATGTCTACTGGGTCTAAGGTTATTACTATTAGCCCATCCTCGTGGCAGGCGTACATTGGCAACAAAAATCCGACAAAGGATGAAAAGTCTGCAATAAGATTAGCTAATCCAGGATACGCAGATTCCTGGTACAAAAATAAGTTACGCAATATAAGAAAGCAGAGAACTGCTGATTACTTTAACAGGAAGTATAATTTAAATGTGGTGGATTTTGACGTTGCAGATAGCTTTGGTATTGCACATTATGCTAACAAAATACTAACAGAGCGATGAAGTTATATCAAAGTAAAGATTGGCTACATAGAAGATATGTGGTTCAAAAGAAAACGGTAACTGAAATTGCCGATGAGTGTAAAGTCTCTGCTATGACCATACAGAGATACCTAGAACAGTTTAAATTAATTAGGAGACGATAATGCTAAAGGCGGTATATGAAGATGTTAGCAATTTTAGTTGCAGTGATTTATATTTAAGATCAGTAGGTGCACCAGCAGGTAATAAGATCTGGGGAGCATGCCATGAAATTGCACATATGTTAATTGAAAAGAATATCTCGTACGGCAACTCTGCCCTTGAGCCAGCAAGAATATTTTCAACGGCGGACTCAACAGAGCAATTAAAAGTTCGTATTGATGATAAATTAAATAGGGTAAAGAATAACCAAGGATATGCTGGAGACAATGATATTGATGATTTAATTGGATATTTAGTCCTATATAAGATTGCCAGGGCTAATTCTGATTGACATTTTAGTCGACTGAAAGTATACTGTATTAATGAGCGAAATAGAATTGTCAGAACATTTTGACAGAATGAACAGGGTAGTTGAAGAACTTCTAAAAGGAAGCACACCCACACAGATTGCCACCACTACAGGAATACAGCGCAAAGAAGTCCTTGAGCTAATCGATGACTGGAAAGACGTTGTCCATAATGATAGCAACATCAGAGATCGTGCCAGAGAGGCCATCTCGGGGGCGGATCAACACTATGCAATGCTTATCAAAGAGGCCTGGAAAACAGTAGAAGATGCAGACCAGTCTGGACAATTAGGAATTAAATCTGGTGCATTAAAGCTTATTGCAGATATTGAGACTAAAAGAATTGCAATGCTACAGTCTATTGGAGTATTAGAAAATAATGAAATTGCATCACAAATTGCAGAAACAGAGCGCAAGCAAGACATCCTTGTTAAGATATTAAAAGAAGCTACAGCAACATGCCCTAAGTGTAAGATGGAAGTTGCAAAACGATTATCCCAAATTACTGGAGTAATTGAATCAGTGCCAGTAGAAGAAGCCGATGTCGTTTGATTTTGCTGACCTTATCGACATGCTCGATGGAGAGGAGTTCGATGAAAAACCAGTCGATCTTAAAACGTTTGTTAGAAGTCCAGAATACCTTGGGCTTCCAGAACTTTCCGACTATCAGTACACGCTTATCGAAAAAAGCTCACAGATCTATAAAGAGTCAACGCTTATCAAGCTATTTGGAGAAGAAGAAGGAAGAATAAGATTTAAGCAAACCGCTAATGAAGTAGTTGCTCAATTAGGAAAAGGTTCTGGAAAAGATTACTGCTCAACTATTGCAGTATCGTATATAGTATATTTACTATTATGCCTTAAGGATCCAGCCACATATTATGGTAAGCCCCCAGGAGACAGCATTGATATTATTAACATTGCTATCAACTCTCAACAGGCAAGCAACGTTTTCTTTAAAGGTTTTAAAACACGAATCGACAAGTCACCTTGGTTTGCTGGAAAGTATAACGACAAGGCTTCAGAAGTTAAATTTGATAAAGCTATTACAGTACATTCAGGTCACTCAGAGCGTGAAGCTTGGGAAGGCTACAACGTAATTGTGGTCATCCTTGATGAAATTTCAGGCTTTGCTATTGATAACACAACAGGACATGAGCAGGCAAAAACAGGCGCAGCTATATATGATATGTACCGTGCATCTGTAGATTCCCGTTTCCCAGACTTCGGTAAGGTAATATTACTCTCATTTCCTAGATACAAGAACGACTATATACAGCAAAGGTACGATGCCGTAGTAGCACAAAAAGAAACTATTGTCCGTGATCATAAATTTAAAATGGATGAAGACCTGCCAGATGATACGCAAGGAAATGAATTTAGTGTTGAGTGGGAAGAAGACCATATCTTATCTTATAAAATTCCAAGAGTATATGCACTTAAGAGACCTACCTGGGAAGTAAACCCAGTAAGAAAAATTGATGACTTTAAGGTAGCATTTTTTACAAATCCTTTAGACGCATTGTCAAGATTTGCATGCATGCCCCCTGATGCTGTTGATGCATTTTTTAAATCAAGAGAAAAGGTTGAGAAGGCTTTTAATAAAGCACATCTTGCTGTAGATAATTTTGGTAGACTTGAAGAGTGGTTTATTCCAGATCCAGATAAAGAATACTTTATTCACGTGGACTTAGCGCAGAAGCATGACCATTGTGCGGTAGCAATGGGTCACGTAAACAAATGGGTAAATATTAAAGTTACCGACACATATTCACAGCCAGCCCCTATTGTTGAGATAGATGCAGTTAGGTTCTGGACACCAACAAAAGATAAGTCTGTAGATTTTACTGAAGTAAAAGATTACATACTTTCATTAAAGACACGAGGATTTAAAATTCGTGTATGTACCTTTGACAGATGGAACTCTCACGATATGATGCAACAACTAAAACAATACGGCATCAATACAGAGATTCTGTCTGTCGCTAAAAAGCATTACGACGATATGGCAATGATTGTGGCGGAAGAAAGACTGTCTGGGCCGCACATACAGTTACTAATAGACGAATTGCTTCAGCTTAAAATTATGAGAGATAGAGTTGACCACCCAAGAAAAGGGTCTAAGGATTTGGCGGACGCAGTCTGTGGAGCTATTTACAACGCTATAAGCAGAAGTAAATTTGATACAAACCAAGAAATAAATATACATACATACGAATCTATGAACTACGATAACGATTTTGGGACAGAAAATGATGGCGAAACAAGCTCATTCAATATGATAAGAGCACCAAGAATGCCAGGTAACTTGAGAGACGCAATGGACAGGATGCAAATAATATGAGTACGTATCAAGAAAAAGCTAAAGAGTGTAAGTGTTGTGGTAAGCATGTTCCTCTCCCTACTGTATTAAAAGAATACAATGGGGTAGTGTTGTGCCCGACCACATTTGCTAATGTTGTTGAATATAAAAGAATTTGGAATCTTGCTGGCTCTAGGCCAATGGGCAACATAAGAAAACATTTCTCAGAATACGTACAGCAAATAGTTGAAAGCTCAATTAATGATTAAGAATATATTTTATAGCCTATATGTATTCCTGTATAGAAAGAAAAAGAAAAAAAGAATTAAAGAAAAAGGGGATTACATTTACTAATGAATTTAAAAAATAGATTTCGTGATGCCCTGTTAGGAAAAGCTGATCTGTTTTATAACAGTAGTCAAAGAAATAATTTTCTGTACCCTAGCCTTCAAAATCTTTCTCAGTCACATACACACGGTCCTAATCTTTGGAGCCAAGCTAAAGAAGAGTACTACATAGATAAAGTACAAAATAAATGTCTTTACAAAGATCACCCAGATTATGATCTGTTCAGCAAAGAAAATTATTCTATAAATAGAAAGCTATATAGAGGAAGAAATTTTATTGAAGGTGCTCCTGCTGAAATTTTAGTTGCAGGGTGCTCGCAGACATGGGGAACTGGCTTGCCAGACTCTTTGATTTGGCCAAATATTTTAAAAGAAAGTTTAAATGTAAAAGATGTAGATAATTTAGGTCAGCCAGGAAAATCAATAAGAGGAATTGTAGAAATAGTTTTTTCTTATTTTAAAGAAGTTGGTCACCCAGAAAAATTATTTATTCTATTGCCACCACTGTGGAGATTTAGGTTGCCAAGAACTCCAGGTGTTATGGTTTCTCAAGAAACTCATAAAAATGATATTTTAATTGACGGCTCCGTTAACCCTGAATACCACGCTAAATTTTACAAACTGCCCCTGGTGCTGCATGAAGTAATTACAGAAGAAATTGCTTATGACCAATCTCTTATGTCTTTAAGGTTACTAGAGCAGTACTGCAAGCAGTCTAACATATTTTTAAGATATGGGTTCTGGGATCCAGACGAAAATTTATTCTTTAAAGAAATTGCTAATAAAAATAAATATTATGAAAGCTATACATCTATAGACTCTAGGTGGTTTAACGAAAAAACATTTAGTGGAGATCACCCCAATTGCCATAAAGATCTTGCAGACAATCCAAGTTACAGAATGTTTTGGGAAATAGCAAACGATTATGATCAACACAAAAACCCTCACATAGGGGCACACGCAAGCATTCATATCGCAGAAAAATTTTATGAGGAGACTTTAAATGGATAATCAAGGCGGCAAAAAATATATCGATTGGGATATAAAAGATGGCAAAAGAACAGCCGAAGCTATTTATTCAAACAAATTAGAAAATCAAATTTATGTAAATAGAGCTCCAACACTCAGCAAGTTGCTTAAGGAATGGAATAAAGATGATATTCATTACTATTTAAATAACTATGGATTCAGAGACAAAGATTTTTTTGAAGCCGCAGACTTATTGATAAACGGATGCTCTCAAACATGGGGGAACTCTTTGCCAAAACAATATAGGTTTTCGGACATTGTAGAAGATAACTTTTTGGGAACAGTCCATAATATTGCTTATGAGGGTAACTCAGTAGGCTCAGTTGTTCGCTCAACATTTGCTTACATAAAAGAATTTGGAAACCCAAAATACATTTATTGTATGCTACCACCATTTGAAAGGATTGAATTTATTCCAGACCCCAACACGCTTAATAAGTGGGACTGGGCAGAATATTATAAAAAGTTTAAAAAAACAGAAACGGAAGATATCGATTTTTCTCCATTACAGATTGCTACTGTTGATGTCTTTACCCCTATATACGCAAAAGCCCCATACGCAATAGAAGATGTCATGAACCCACAGTCAGCATATTTTATAAATATGCAAATGCTTTTAATGCTCGAACAATATTGTGACAATGCAGGTATTAAATTTATGTGGTCCTGCTGGAGCAACTCATATAGTGTAATGGATTTTGTTGCAGATTTACAAAAAAATAATAAAGATCATCAAAGCTATTTCCATATACCAATTTGGAATTGGCGCCTAGATAAAGAGAGAAAAGATATTTTAGATAGCTCAGGTTGTCACAAAGATTTAGAGTCGGAGGATAAAATCTTTTTTGATCATGCAAAAGATATTGGGAGAGTTGCAACCAGTACCCCTCACTGGGGTTCCCACAGGAACGCACACGTAGCAGAAAAAGTTTTATCTGAAATGAAAAATAGATGGGACGGGGTAGTAAAATGATTATTTTAGGAGTTAATGAAACCTCTCATGATGCCTCATTGTCTTTAATTAAAGATGGAGAGATACTCTTTGCGGGCCATTCAGAAAGATACAGTAAGCAAAAAAATGATTGGTATATTAATGATAGTTTAGTTAAGGACGCTTTGTCGTATGGGGTACCAGATCGTATAGCCTACTACGAAAAACCGCTTCTAAAGGCCTCCAGGCTATTTCTAAAGGGCGGTGCAGGAGACTGGAGACCAAGGTTTGATTTGCCAGGTGTGCCAAGAAAGTCTTTTAGCCACCACTACTCACATGCGTGTGCTGGATATTATACTAGCAAGTTTACAGATGCAGTTATTGTAGTTTTAGACTCTATGGGAGAATATAACACTTCTACAATTTGGACGGGCAAAGGCGAAAAAATTAAGTTAAAGTATAAACATAGTTACCCAGTGAGCTTTGGATTATTTTATTCAGCCTTTACTCAACTAATAGGATTAATGCCAAACCAAGAGGAATATATTATGATGGGTATGGCGGCATATGGGGACTGGACCAAATACTATAAAAAAGTTAACGATTATTTTCCTTCATATAATAATCAAAAATACAATTTTCATAACGGCATTACGGACTGGGGCTGGGTTTCAGAAGAAGATAAATTTGACATAGCAGCAGCAGCTCAAATAGTTTATGAGCAAAGACTTAACGATTTTATGCGTATGGCTAAATTAATTACTGGCAAGGACAACTTGGTGTTTATGGGAGGCTGTGCATTAAATTCATCAGCCAACACTCTGCTTTGGAAAATATTTAAAGACGTTTGGATTATGCCAAACCCAGGGGATGCTGGAAGTTCTTTAGGTGCCGCCGCAGCATTATATGGAAAGCATTTAGATTGGAAGACTCCATATTTAGGCTATGATATGGGAGGAACGTATCCTGTTAACGAGATACTTGCACAACTAAAAACAAATAAAATAGCAGCAGTTGCAGTTGGAAGAGCAGAGTACGGACCAAGAGCACTTGGTAATAGAAGTATTTTGGCTGACCCTAGAGACCCAGACATTAAAGATAAAGTAAATACAATTAAACAAAGAGAACAATTTAGACCTTTTGCTCCAGTAGTTCTAGAGGAATTTGCAAGAGAATGGTTTGATATGGATTTTACATCTCCTTACATGCAGTATACGGTTAAATGTAAGTACCCAGAAAAAATACCAGCAGTTGTTCACGAAGACGGAACCTCTAGAGTACAAACAATTAATAGAGATCAGCATCCAGATCTTCACATGCTTTTAAGAAAATGGTATTGGGACACAGGATGTCCAGTGCTTTTAAATACAAGTTTAAATATAAAGGGTCAGCCATTGTTAAATGATCAACAAGACGCTATTGACTGGCAGGCGCATTATGGATATAATATACTAACGGGCAACAATAGCTTAGTTGGTTAAAGCCCCGAACTCATAATTCGGTAATCGTAGGTTCAAGTCCTACTTGTTGCACAGAAGGGGGAAAAATGGAGCACGAAGATCTAGATTACTATATTGAAATAGGCGCAGTAGATATTAGCGGCGTAGACAAAGATGGAGAAATTTTATTTACTGTTACAGAAAAGGCAAAATATTTAGCACCTGATTTGTGGGAAGCTCATGTAAAATTTATAGACAAAGCACTGCTTGATCTTTTTAATAAGAATTTAATAAATGTAGAATATAATGAAAATTTAGAAGCCACCATTTCCTATACTCCCGAAGCGGAGTCCTTGTTAAAAGAAATTGGGTTAAGTCACAACGATGGGGATTAGCTCAGATGGTAGAGCGTCGAACTGTTAATTCGAATGTCGCAGGATCGATGCCTGCATCCCCAGCCATACCCTTGTAGCTCAGCGGAAGAGCAACAGACTTCTAATCTGTTGGCCGCAGGTTCGATTCCTGCCAGGGGTACCAGTAGACAATCTAAAAATATTTTGATATAATTATATATAGATCGCTCAATAGAGGGTCTATATTAAATTATTCGCTTGAAAGGGGAATAACATGGTAACACAATTCGCAATGGATCTATTTAATGATCCTTTTTTTATTGGCTTTAATAGGGACCTAGCCCGTCTAAATAGTGCACACAAAATCAACTCTCAATCATATCCTCCATATGATCTTCTTAAATTAGATGAAGACACATATAGGCTATCGCTTGCTATTGCAGGGTTTGCCAAGGAAGATGTTAGTGTTTCAGTAGAAGATGGAACGCTTATTATTAAGGGTGAAATTGTAGAGGTTACAGATGCAGAAATTGTTCACAAGGGTATTGCTGGTAGAAAGTTCGTCAGATCTTTTGCTCTAGGTGAATACATGGAAGTATCTGGTGCAGAGCTAAAGGACGGCATGCTACATATTAATGTTGATCGCATTGTTCCAGAAGAAAAAAAGCCTAAAGCAATTAAAATCAAGTAAGGTATAATAGAAATCTGCACCCCGTAACTGGGGAGTCGCAGATAGCGGGCCGTTACCCGCAGGATGGACCTGAGTATGTCCCCAAACTGCTCTTTATTATTAGTTAGGGAAAAATGGATCTGCATTGGATGTCAGTTAGAGATGATAGTGATTTAATTTCACTTAAACGGCTTTCCAATACCGTAAATGAAGCAGGATATAAATCCATTTTGCTTGTCTATCATTCTCTTTTGCCAGACTATATGATCAAGGTTGCACATATTATGGATCCAAAACATTCATTTAAATATATGTTTGCAATTAGAACATATGCGGTTAGCCCTGAGCTTTGCGCCATGATGATGCACTCTTTTCACGAGATAGATAAAAATAGGGTAATGCTAAACGTAGCAGCGGGAGACATGAAAGAAGATGAAGATAGTGTAAATAATATGGTATATATATCTAATCAAATGGAAACTAAGGATCAAAGAGTTTTGTACACAACAGAGTGGATAGAAAAATTTTTAAAGCATCCAATGCTAATAAAAAAGCCAGACATTGTTATTAGTGGAACTTCAGAGAAAACAATTGAAAACTCAGAAAAGTATGCTGACATGCACCTGGCAATGTTATCAACCTACAAAGAGGGTTTTACTGTAAATACAAAACGAAAAATGGCCTCAACCATAGTTATTATACGTGACACCAATGAAGAAGCAAAAGCGGTGGCCAATCAAGAAAAGAATTATATGATGCGTAACTCTATGGTATATGGTACAGAAGAGGCTGTCATAGAAAAACTAAAAAAACTTAGTCTTTTGGGGATAACCGACATACTTATTTCAGATAGCATATGGGATGATCAGCTTTACAGATTGCATAAAATGACAAAATCAGTTCAAGGGGTACTGTGATGCCAGTATACGAATATAAATGCTCATATGATGATGCACATGCAACAATGTCAGTACATAGATCAATTAAAGATGAGGATCCAGGATATACATGTGTTGAATGTGAGTCTGAAATGACTAGACACTTTACTCCGTTTGGCATCCAGTTTAAAGGTAATGGTTTCTATAAAACAGATAATCCTAAATAACATTAGTGGTATAATTATTAAGTAAGCAAAGATATTGCATTACTTAGGAGATACCTAGTTGACTAGAAAGTTACAGTATTTTTTAACCAG